TTGTCATGGTGATGCTCCTGGTGCGAGTTGGTTGCGACACCTCCATGAACGCGCTGCGCGCCAGACAAGCCAAGCTGTTCTCGATTGTTTTTCAGAAAGTTTCCGATGCCCCGATCTGCTCCCCTGCCTTGTCGACACCCAGGATGTGCTGCCCTGGTTCAGCAGCCAGGCTATTGCGCCCAACACGAACGAGACGTGCGCCAGTGGGATAGCCCGCAACGCGCGCGCCAACGTCGCGAGCAGCGCGGCCTGTCCACCAACACCGCCCGCTGGCAGCGGTTGCGCGAACTGGTGCTGCGTGAGGAACCGTTGTGCCGGATTTGCCAGCAGCAGGGCCGCACGCGCCTGGCCCGCGTGGTCGATCACATTGATGCGAACACGTCGAACAACGGTCGCGACAACCTGCAACCGCTCTGCCCCTCATGCCACGCCCGCAAGACGGCACGCTACGACGGCGGCTTCGGCAATCCGCGACGACGCTTCAGACAAGAGTCCGGGGGGATCTAAAGTCTACGAGGGTAGGCCCAAGGACCACGCGGGGAACCTTTTTTTTGTGGCCGCGATTTTGACCATGGGGGGGATTTCCCCCACGACCGACACAATGCGAGGACGCAAACCTAAACCAACCGCCCTGAAAGTGATCGCAGGCAATCCCGGCAAGCGAGCACTGAACCCGCACGAACCCCAACCACGCGCCGACCTGAGTACCGCGCCCGAATGGATGACGCAGCGCCAACGTGACACGTGGACCGAGGTCATCGCACTCGCGCCACCTGGCCTGCTCAAGGATCTGGATGCCTCTGTTTTCGCCGTCTGGGTCGTCGCATATGACCTGTATCAGGAAGCGAGCGACAAGCTGGCACGCACGGGGATGCTGATCAAAGCCCCAAACACCGGCGTGCCGATGCAATCGCCCTATCTGGCCATTGTGAACCGTCAAGCCCAGATCATGATGAAGGCTGCTGCCGAAATGGGATTTACGCCTGCCTCGCGCTCACGCGTGATCGTCAAGCGCGAAGCAGGAAAAGAGGATGACCCATGGAGTGCGATTGCCGGCGGCTGAGTCGCTAACCCCAGAAACAGCGATACGGGTCTTCATCAAGCTCATCGCAGAAGTGCTCAATGTGCATCACCTCAGGCAGTGGCTCATAAACGTGCCATTTCAGGTCGGCCCGCATCCAGTACAGGCGCCAAATCTTGCGGGATTTCACCCATGTGGCTTTGGCCACTGGCTGGATGCTGCGCGTGCCGTCCCAGAGGCGCCGATCCTCTTGCACGATCACCGATTGCCCCTGGAGCACAAAGTTCAAATCCACTTCATCACGAACAGCCGCAGGCGGCCGCCTCTGATCGACCAGCCCCTGAACCGCCCTTCTGACTCGCTGCAATTCAAATTCACTAAACGCCAAAATCTCACTCCACGCGTTTGTTCACCAAACGCTTGATACCCGTGCCCAACTATACCGACGTCGCCCGCCACTACGCCCAATCCGTCGTTGCGGGAGACATTCCCGCCTGCCAATGGGCCAAGAAAGCGTGCAAACGCCAACTCGACGATCTCGCGCGTTTCAAAGGCAGGGGATCGCCTTATCGGTTCAATCCTCTGCTCAAGGACGCCACGGGCCGAAAGTACCGGCCCGCCGATAACTTGTGTGCCTTCGTCGAGCTACTGCCGCATATCAAGGGACCGCTGGCCGGGCAGCCCATTGTGCTCGAGCCCTGGCAGATTTTCGTGCTGACGACCATCTTTGGATGGGTCCGCAAAGACGGAAGGCGTCGCTTTCGGCGCACCTACATCGAGGTGCCTCGGGGCAACGCCAAGTCCACCCTGTCCTCTGCGGTCGGACTCTACATGCTCACTGCCGATGGCGAAGGCGGTGCCGAATGTTACTCGCTGGCCACCACCCGCGATCAGGCACGCATCGTATTCGGCGATGCGCAAGCCATGGCCCGGCGCTCGAGCGGCTTTCGTGACCGCTACGGCGTGACGGTCGGAGCGCACAACATTCATGTTCTGAGCACCGCCTCCAAATTCGAGGCGCTCTCGGCAGAAGGCTCCACGCTGGACGGTCTGAACATCCACTTTGGGTGCATCGATGAACTGCACGCGCACAAGACCCGAACAGTGTACGACGTCGTCGAAACCGGCACCGGCAAACGCGACAACTCCTTGCTCTGGGTCATTACCACCGCGGGCTCAGACCGCGCGGGGATCTGCTACGAGGTTCGGGGCTTTGTCACAAAAGTGCTGGACGGGCTCGTCGATGATGACACCCAGTTCGGTGTGATCTACGGCCTGGACGATGGTGACGACTGGGGCGTGGAAGATGCGCTCATCAAGGCGAACCCCAACTGGGGTATCTCCGTGCGCCCGGAGGTGATTTTGCCGCTGCAAGCCAAGGCGCTGCAGTTGCCCTCTGCCACCAACAACTTTCGCACCAAGCACTGCAATGACTGGGTCAGCACCGATACCGCGTGGATGGACATTCGTGCCTGGGAGCGCTGCGCCAACACCGAGTTGCAACTGGAAGCCTTTGAAGGCCAGCCCTGCTGGATCGGTATTGACCTGGCCAGCAAGGTTGACATCGCATCCATGGCCATTGTGTTCGAGCATGAAGGCACAGTAATCGCTTTCGTTCGGCATTACCTGCCCGAGGATACGGTCTACAACGCCGCCAACAGTCAGTACCAGGGCTGGATGAACAGCGCTCGATTGCTGGCTACACCGGGCAATGTCACGGATTTCTCGATGATTGAGGCAGAACTGCTTGACTGGACGTCGCGTTTCGAGGTTCGCGCCGTCGCCTTCGATCCATTTCAGGCCACCCAGTTCTCCACCCGGATGCTGGCCGAAGGGCTACCCATGATTGAGGTGCGACCCACGGTCCTGAATTTCTCCGAGCCCATGAAACAACTCGAGGCCCTGGTGCTGCAAAAGAAGTTCGCGTTCGACGCCGATCCGGTGCTCACGTGGATGGTTAGTAACGTGGTCTGTCATCGTGACGCCAAGGACAACATCTACCCGCGCAAGGAGCGCCCCGAGAACAAGATCGACGGCGTTGTGGCCATTCTCATGGCGCTGAACCGCCTGTTGCTTGAGAACGGCGATACCGGCTTCGTTGAACAAGGATTCGTTGCTCTATGATCTGGAATCTGTTTCGCCGTGATAAGACCCAAGCACCCGCCGCGAACAACTCGAGCACGCTTGGAAGCGCCGAGCTTTACGAACTGCTTTCAGGCGTTCCCGCAGGCTCGGGCATTTCGGTCACGGAAGCCTCCGCAATGCGCGTCACCGCCGTCTACGCGTGTGTTCGCCTGATCGCCGGTGCCATTTCCAGCCTGCCACTGACCGTATACCGACGCCAGGACGACGGCCGGCAGCGGGTGCGCAACGACCTGTGGTGGCTGCTCAATGAACAGCCCTGCGCAGCTGTATCGGCTGCCGTATTCTGGGAATACCTTATCGCCCAGATGCTGCTCTCGGGCGATGCTCTGGCCGAGATTGAACGTGGCCGAGGCGGCAGCATCCGGCAACTGATTCCACTCGATGCGCGTGCGGTCGGCATCCGTCAGATCAATGGGCGTCTGCGCTACGAGTTCTGTCGCAACGGCACGTGGCTCGGCCGCGACCAGGACGACATCTTGCACATTCCTGGCTTTGGCTTTGATGGCACACGCGGTATGAGCGTAATCCGTCACGCGGCCCGCGAGGCCATTGGCCTGGCGCTTGCCGCCGAGGGCTTCAGCTCGCGCTTCTTCGCCAGCGGCGCGCACGCGGATGTCGCCCTGAAAGTGCCAGGCAAGATGACGCAGGAGCAGATCGACAACCTGCGCCGGATTTGGGCCAGCAAATACGGTGGGGCGCACAACGCCAGCCTGCCGATTGTGCTCACCGAAGGCACGGACTTGAAGGAAGTCACCCTATCGGCACAGGACTCCCAACTGATCGAAGCACGGCGCTTCCAGGTGTCAGACATCGCGCGCGCCTTCGGCGTACCTCCCCACATGATCGGCGAAACCGACAAATCCACGTCCTGGGGCTCGGGGATCGAGCAACAGGGGATCGGCTTCGTGCAATACACACTGGCTCCGCACCTGAACCGCATCGAGCAGGAAATCAACCGCAAGTGCTTCCGGACTGAACGCCTATTTGTCGAGTTCAACGTCGAGGGGTTGCTGCGAGGCGACTCCAAGGCCCGGGCCGACTACTACACCCGCGCCCTTGGCGGCACACAAAACCCGGCATGGATGACGCCCAACGAGGTGCGACGTCTCGAGAACTTACCGCCCATTGCTGGCGGTGATGTCCTGGCCACACCGAAGGAACCGACCAATGAACCCAACTCTGCCTCCGAACCTGATGCCAACGAGCCTGCGCCTGCGACAATTGTGGAATAAGCACAGCGACAACCGGCACTATGCGCTGCAAAGCACAGCCCAAAGTGCCACCGTCTGGCTTTATGACGTGATTGGCGCTGACCCCTGGGGCGGGATCAGTGCGGCCACCTTCGCGCGCGATCTGGCCAGCCTGCAGGCAAGCACGATCCACCTGCGGATTAACTCGCCCGGTGGCGACG